TGTATATCCAAAAATAGTACTTCCACCATCTATTGTATATTTTTTAATCCACTTTGAAACTTCATCTTCATAATCATACTTTGCGGTCAAACCATATTCAGAAGATTTAGCAGGATTAATGTCATCATTTCCCTCTTGAATATAATCAAATATGTATTGATTTTCTTTATGAAAGTCTTCCATCTTTTTTGGAAAAAAAGTTTTTAAAGTGCCAAAAGCATTTTGATCCTTCAAGAGAAATTGTGCAATTGATCTGGTGTCTGCTTCATCAGCAGACATTCCATGTAGTTTTTTAAATTTTGTATCATTTTTATCGACCTTAAACCCACGAATCTCTTCTCCCGTTTCTTTGTTTAGTCCACGATAAAGTTTGCGTGTCTTTGGAGTAGACTTTTGTGGAAATTGTTTGATGTCTATCCCCATTTCATCAGATTTTTTCTTCAACTCTGTCAACTTATCAAAAGTATATGCTTGTGCCAAGGTACGTGCATGAGCTTCTCTCAAATGAGCATCCTCAACCACTAAAATATCTCCACTCAGAAGTCCTGGAATATTCAGGTTGATAAGATCATCTTTTGGTAGTTTTTCGTAAAAAATATCATTTCCACTATCATAGACGTGGAGTTTACCATCTCCAATATCTGCTATAAACAAATTCATAATTTTTTCAAGTATTGGGGTCTGAACACTAACAAGAATGTTTCCTTTTGAATACTAATAAGTCTTCTTCGGTAAGTATTATGTTTTGAATACTAACAGGAGTATTTCAGGTTGAATACTGATTGACCCGAAGACTGATATTGTAAAACTAATTCAGTCTTCTGTCAACCGATAGGTTTTACATAAAAGATAAAATACTCTCACTTTTACTATTGATTCTCTCCTCCGTCATTTTATAATATTCTTCATTCATTTCTATTCCGATAAAGTTACGCCCACACTGCTTTGCCGCGACGCCGATAGCACCACTACCCATACATGGATCGAGCACAGTATCTCCTACATTTGAACTAGCCTCAATCAATCGCTCCATTAGTTTGATTGGTTTGGGTGTTGGGTGATCTTTGTAATGTTCAATAGCATTTCTCCACACAGCAGATTTACAATGTTCATTGAATACCGCACTAGATTTTTTAGCAAACACACAGTTTTCAATACTGGATAACCAAATGTGCTGACCATTCATTGGGGATGGATTAGTTTTCTCCCAGATACAATGACGCACTGAAAGTTTATGTTCAATCAAACGATTACGAATATGGGATACTTGAACTGATCCACAGAAAATGTAAATACTTCCAGAAGTTATGCGAACCACTTCATCGATAAAATCATCAAGAGGAAAAGTAATAATATCTGCATGACTTTTATCTAGATTACGAAGTCCTCCACTCTTACGATTTACCTCATCATAAGGTATATCTGTAAGAGTCAAAGAAATACTCCCATCAGCAAGTGATGGGAGAACCTTCATACAATCATCATTATAAAGTTTTACATCACTCATAGTTGAAAATAATTGTGCTTGGACATACTTTAATTAGTCTCTCCCAACTGATTGGCACACTAATAGTGGTGTAACGACCGTTCTTAGCATATTTACGATTTCTATCTGGAAAACGAAGTTTTTCAAATCCTGCTTTAAGTTCTTTACGCATCACAAGTGCTGCTTTATTCATGCCAGGAATAATATAAAGTATAGCATCATTCAACTTGTGTTTGCAAACTGCCCAACCAGGAACGGGAATCTTATTGGAATAATGACCAAAATCTTGACTAACAATCTCTGCTAGAAAGTCATCATAAACAGCAGAGGTATGAAAGAAACGAATCTTCCAATCAAGAGTAAAGTTCTCTTGCTTAATCTCCCTGGTTTCACTATCCACAAGATCAAAGGAACAATCAATACCGGACTTGTTCTTCGCAATAGTCTCTACATCAGTTCCATAGTATTCTTGAATAGAATCATAATCAATGGACAGACCAAACTTTTGATTAAAGATAATATTCAGTTGATGCAATACAGGAAGGTGTTTCCCACTTTCGATGAAAGTTTGCTCATCCTGAGCAGACTTTGCAAAGTTATGAAGGGAGTGATTTTTCAAGAAGGGACGGCGAACTTTGTAGGAAGCAGTCATGGGGTTTGGTTTTGTATGCACGTATTATAGCAAAAAAAGACCTTCCCGTCAAGGAAGGTCTTTGGGTGTTCCGACTTTTGAAGCGACCGCACGAAAGATCGCACGTTTATTTATTCGATTTAGGCAAGTGCCTTAGTAAGTTCAGAAATGGAAATCATAGCAAGATCCTTAGGAACTCCGTGCCATTGAAAAACTTGAGAACCATTATCAGAAACGACAGAAACTGTAAAGGTTTGTTCTTTAATGGCAGTACCAACACTAACGGGTTCTCCAGAAGAAGTCGTATTAAAGACTGTCATTAATCTCTCTGAATCAATTTCGGATCCCTCAAAAATTCTGGGGAGTTGAGATCTCCAAGGATCCCAATCAGGGTGACCAAGAGAACTACGAAACATACCAGAAAGTCTATCCTGAACCACTCTAAGTTCATTGTCATCAAGATATGGAAAAACTTGAGCACACTCTTGTTTTACTCCAGTTAACTTAGACGTGTTTGACTTAGATGCTGCTAAAGTAGCAAGTCTTTTCTTGATAATCGCTCTGCTGGATTTGATGTACTCTTGCTCAAAATTTGGATACTTTTCCTGGATGGAAGTAATATTTACTCCACTAACTTTTGCAACCATAAAATAATAATCACATACAATATTTAAATTATAACATAAAAAAAGAACCCGTCAATTGACGGGTTCTAGAGGAGTCATGACTCTTCTTCGGTCTTTCCTCTCTTACCAATGTTGTATTTCTGTTCCAAAGTCCAGTCCTGTTTGTCTTTGTAGGACAGAACCTTGATCTGATTCAGAGGTGCGATATCAATAATCGAATCTTCGTTCAGGATCGTAATGAGTCCCCAATCAGCAAGAAGCTTAGTAATACGATTCCTACGCTGAACATCATTAATAGTAAGGTTAGCGTACTTCCCATCTAGGGCAAACAGTTCCTTAAAGTGAACGATGTAATACTTACCCTGTTTGTGCAGGATATGACATGATTGATACAACTTCTTTTCTTTTCTAGAAGCTACACCAATACGAGTCAGAGTTTCTCTTACCTTAAGAAAGTCATCAGGCTCATTCAACCTGATCTCGACCATTTTGTCTTGAGACCAAGTTACCTGAGGTTCAGCAGTTTGTGTCATTTTGTACCACCAGTGTCAAGTCGTTTTTTGATAAATTCAATTTGTTCATTAGATAGGATTTTCAGAACTTGAGATGCTTTCTCGTTACTATAACCATAGTATTGTTTAACAAACTCTAAATCTGATACTTTCTCTTTTCTAAGCCAAGGAGAAAATCTTTTCTTCTTTCTCAGAATATTTATATAAAAATTATATTGCATGTCCTTATCCAAGAAATGATACTTGTTCATTTCATTGGCGAACATCACACAATCCAAGTGACCTGACAGACACTTATTAATAATAAAGGGAGGATATTCTCGTGCTAGAGTGGGGTCCTCATCGAGAATATTCTCCTTGTTAAAGTTGATTGAATTCAACCAATCTTTCAATTCCATATCAAAGGATCAACTTCTTACTAGGGGTTTTCAATGGAGAGAACATCTCCTCATACTGATCTACCAGTTCGTCATTAACGTTGGCAGTATACACAATCCACTTCTTATTGATCTCCAGTTCTTTCTCTTCACGTTTCAGGAGAGGAGCATAAGGTGCAAAACCAAGACGACCATCACCTTGATTAAATGCAACAATGGGATTCATGATAACAAGACTGTCCTCTTTGTCCTCAAGGACATCAGCAACCACATCCTCGCCAGAGGACATACGAAATACTTTAACGTTCATTTTCAATAGAATTTAGGTTCATCAGTTTTAGTTTTATGGAGAAGAACTCCATCAACTTTATCTAGTAGGTCTAGAATACTTCCATGCATCAGACGGTATCCATATCCAACATAAAGTTGTCCAAAGAATACTGTAAGTGCCATAAATGCCCAGAANTAGTAATACGTTCTGGATTTCTTTTGTCTTGGGTATTTCATTTAAANTTACACTCCACCATAATTTCTGTGAGACAAGCAAGCATATTTATCTCTTGGTCAGCGACGAAAGAACTCTGATACTGATACTTAGCAATAATGAGAACAGCAGCAGCGATCCCACTACCATCCAACTTTGAATATACTGCGTCGTAAACACTACGAAGAAGAACGTGAGGGTCATTATCAAGATTATCCACGACCCATTTACGGACCTTGGGGAAATCTTTGTCTTTAAGGTGTCTAAAGAGATCATCGGTTTTTACGTTAGTGAATGCGGCAAGGATACCAGTATCAATCTTTCCACTGACAGAATATCGTTGTAGTTCATTAAGTACACGTCGCCAATCAGGGAAATGTTTTTGAATGAGTTCTACCAGGACCTTGTTATCATATTCAACACCTTCTGTATCGAGGATTTGTTGGAGGCGTTGGAAGAACTTTCCTGCGAGGGCTTGACGTTCTTTTCCTTTGATGGAGAAGTCAACGACTGCACATCGGGAGTGGAGGGGTTGGATGATTTTGTTTTTGTAGTTACAGGTGAAGATGAATCTACAGTTCCCAATAAACTCCTCAGTAAACGCCCGTAGACAGAGTTGTACATCTGGGGTTGTGTTATCTGCCTCATCAATGATGATGACTTTGTGTTTTGCATTTGACGAAAGCGAGACGGTCGAAGCGAAATTCTTCGCATTGTTTCTGACAGTATCGAGGAATCGTCCCTCGTCGGATCCGTTGATGACATAATAGTCTACTCCAAGTTCATGACAAAGTGCCTTGGCGACAGTGGTCTTACCACATCCAGGAGGTCCAGAGAGAAGAAGATTAGGCACTTCCCCCTTCTCTACAAATTGTTTGAAAGTATTCTTAATTCCGTCAGGAAGAATACAATCATCAATAGTCTGGGGTCGATAAGATTCGACCCAAACAAATTCATTACGACTCATAATCAATTAAAGTTATGCAAGTTGTGCCACACGGCACCAATATTCATGTGACCGTGGAAGTACCCTGCTACTATAACACAAAGTGTACCAAGTAAACAGAGACTGAAGGGTATCAAACCCAGTCCGGCTTTCTCTCGGGCATTCTCAGGTAGTTGTCCTTCACCCATGGTTTAGATGCAATGTATCTTTTGTACTTAGTATAGATATCAATACTTTCATCATACTTGAATTCATCAGGTCCAGCAAATACAAAAGGTGTTGGACCTTTACCTGACCTACCTTGCGGATCTGCACATGGAAGAATTTCATTTGCTGCCTGAAGAGTATTGAAACAGGTATGGGGTTTACCATATCTCAATGCATACTCATCACACATTGCAAATCCATGAGCAAGTAACCATCTCCAGTTGTTAACAAAGGAGTTTGCCCAGATAGTACAGGGGTGATTACGGAAGGCACCTGTGGTGGTCTTGTACGGTTGACCATCTGCCTTAGGAATGGTTCCGAACCCATGTCCCCACTTCAGAGAACAGACGATAGAAAGCATTTGACATGTCTCTAAGGGCATCTTGACGATGTGCTTGTCTGGAAGAACACGTGCGGACTTGACGGGATCAGGATCAGTGACAAAGATATTCATTGCAAAGGTCTCTTGAAGATTTCAGAAACAAGATCAGTTGCACCCATTGCCTCGTACATATAAGTTGCACCAGACCTTGGGTTTGTATGTTCACCACATGTGAACACGTCACATACTGCCAAACCATTCTCAGGCCATGTGTGAATAGAGATATGGGACTCTGCAAGAAGAGCAACAGCAGTGACTCCTTGGGGTTGAAACTTATGGGATTGAATACCGAGAAGTGTACTCTCAGACAACGTGGCAGCATTCGCAAGAACATTACGAATGTGTGCCTCATCATCCAACAATCCGAAAGGACAACCCTTCAAAGTGAAGAGAATGTGTCTCATCAGCCAAAGGTAGAATCGGGTTCTAGAGCGATATAATAGGTCACATCGATGTTCTGATTCTGGAAACGGGACAGAAGTTTTTCTGACACAACCACATCATAGTTACCAGG